TCTTTCTTGGATGATGAGCCTGGCATAAAGTTATACCATTTGTTAATTCATATCTTAATTTTGGATATTTTGACCAAGGGAATATATGGTGAACTATATTATATCCTGAACAATGTTTATCATTTATTCTACAAGTTTGTTTATCTCTTAATTTAACTCTTCTTACCCATTAATGATATGCGGGGTCATTCCGTTCATCTTTTATACAGCCACCTTTCCATGCAGGATGATTTTTACCAAATTTACCCCTTATTTTTATTTCTTATTACTCATTATTGTTTTGTCCATTGTTTTATGTGCACATTGGTGCATTATTTTTTTTGACCATACTTAAGTATGTTTTTAATTAATTTATTTTTTGTTTGTTCATATAACATTTTATTCACAGAGAATACACATGTTCCACCAAATCCACTTTCTATATCAGGGTTCAAAAGTGGTCTATGGTAGTCTTGAAAATCTGTTCTAAAAATATCATATCCCTGATTATATGTTTCATTCCAAAACAATACAGTTCGATTATAATCTAAATCAAATTGTTTGCAGATTTTTTTAGTTTCGTTTGCTACTATATTATGCATTCCATATTGGAATAAACAAAGCATCTTGGCTAATTCGGTCATTCGGCTATCCTCATAAATTACTGTATGAATTGATAATTTTTCAAAGTATTGTTGTACAAAATCACGCAAACTTTTACCATCGATCTTATAATTAGGATTATCTATTCCTATAAATTTTGTAAATATTTTTATTGAATCAATTAGTTGATTATGTTGTCCTCTAATAGGTGAATGAACTATTGACTTATATTTTAATACATCTATTAGTTCTTGTGTTGTTCCTACTTTAACTGTGCTATGAATTATAATAACCTTTGGGTTGAATTTTATAAAATACTTTTTAACTTCCTTAATAAATCTTTTGTTATATGGAAAACAAATATGCATTACATTATATTCATTTTTTAATTCTATATTCTTATCCTTAATGTCATATATATCTATATCATATTCAAAACCAAATATTTCATTTAACGCATAACCAACTGCTCCTTTACCAATAATAATATCTTGTTTTTTCATTTTTATCATAATGTATTTATTTTAGATGATATCAATTGATTTGTCAATATATCTATAACATTGGTTTTTGTTTAATTCTATTTTGAGCTATTTTAATATATTTTAAATCAGATTCAATCCCAATAAAATTTCTATGTAGATTCTGACAAGCTAATGCTGTCGTTCCACTACCAAGAAATGGGTCAAGAATCAAATCATTTTCATTAGAACTTACTCTTATAAGTTTCTCTATTATTTTTAACGGTTTTTGGTTAGGATGATATCCGAATTGTCGTCTTTCTTGCCCGCCAAGTATCGGTATTTTAAATACATTTATCATTTCTTGTTGTCCGAGCCAATTGAATGTGTAATCACATTTTTCTGTTTTTTCTCTTCCTGCATATAGTATATATTCGGTGGCATTTCTCCAACTTACTTGCCTCATTTTTGGCAAAGGATTTAACTTCTCTATCGTTATCAGATTTCTAAAATGGAACTTCAATTTCTCCATCTCTAATCTATATTGGACAAATAACTTTTCACTTGTAAAGATGTAAACCTGACCTTTTGGCTTTAATAGTCTTTTAAATTCTTTAACAATGGGTTTAACTTCAAATCCATAATCCCAGAGTCCAAATTCTTTTGTATTTACATCCCGTCCATGTAGGACAACACCACTGCTCAAGCCAGAAATATTATATGGAGGATCTGTCACGATAAGATCAATACTACTATTTGGGATTTTCTTCATTACCTCAATGCAATCGCCTTTTATTATTTTGTTTGTAAAGGAATTAATTGACATCTTGTTTTATTTTTCAAATTTAATATCCAAGTCCTTAAATTCTTTTTGTAATTTTTTTGCAAATTTCTTTATTGTTTGTAATATACCACTTTTAAGTTCAATCATTTGGCTATCTGGAATATAATCTAATGTTTCAGCTAATCCCCATTTATTTTTTATATTTTTAAATCTAAATTTAGCCCATGCGTATTTATACGATGATGAATTAAATTTTAAACATGCTCGAATTTCCGTTTGTTTTGATTTTTCTAATCCACTAATTGTTTCATCTAATGCCTTGCCCTGATTTTGATTAAGCCAACTTGATGATAATCCGATATTATGTAGTTGCTTTTCTAATGCTATATTTGCTTCATTAATTATTTTAATAAAATATTGTGGTGCTTTTCTTGTTTTTGTCATAATTTTTTATTTTATATATTTGTCTTTGGGAATTGGTTTTTTAAGATTATTTAGATATTTCACAACTTCTTTTCTTGTATCAAATCTAATTGTTGTTTTATGACAATCACAATAATAACATTGCATTATTCGGTATGGTTTCCATTTCGATTGTTTTTTAAGACAAAAAATACTTCTTAAAAAATTAATTCCTAAATATTGAATAATATAATAATTTTTAATCTTTGCAGTATTATCATCTCTCCAATATTTTTTAATTATTCTATATTTTTTCATTTATTGTTAAAATTAAGTTTATTTTCCTTAATAACTAGTAATAAATCTTCGGCTAATCCGCTAACTACTTTTTCTTCTTGACCTTGTGCAAATTCTTTTCTCAAACTACTACTATCGATAATTGCATGTAAAAGTTCATGTAAAAATGATATTTCTAATTGATCTCTTTTTTGTGTTGGATCTAAAATAATCTTTTGTTTAGCATGATAACAAACTCCATATCTATTATCATCTCTGAGAGATTCTTTATCATATTCTATAGTATATATTTTAGTTTTAATTTTAATTTCTTTTGGTATTTTCATTATTATTTTGTAGTTAAAAATTCTAAATTCTTTAAATCAAAGATTATTTCTTTAGGATATTCTTCACCTTTGATAAATTTCTTACATTGATTTCCTATTAGTCCTGCTATAATAAAGCAGTTATAAAATATAGAGCGAGCAGTACATGATAATTTATCTGCATCTTTTGAAGAATAGAAATATTCATCATAAAATTCTTGGTCTAGAATATTATTAGGGTCTACAGAATATATCCTTAAAAGCTCCCCACCCATTCTTGCATCAATAAATAATTTACATTTACTATCTTTAATAATTTCCCAAATCTTTTTTCTTTCATCCATACTATCAACTGTACAAATCATTATATCTTTAATTATATTTGCATTTTCAAATTTATGTGTAAAGGCAAGTAACTCTATATCTTGATTATATTCATCAAGAGTTTTAATTAGTGCAGTTGTTTTGTATTCATCTATTTCAGATTCTCTAAATAATTGATTTGGAAGATTGTGTTCTTCTATCTTATCATTATCCCATATAGTAATATGTGGAAAACCTAATTTAGTCAATACTAATGCAGTTGGACTTCCAATACCTCCAGCTCCTATTATGCCCACCTTCTTATCTATTTCGCTTGGAGCTATTATATCAAGTTGTCGCCAGTATCTTTGGTCTTTAAATTCTTCAATTCCCATAGTTTTCTTCTTTTAGATATTTGAACATTTTCCTCTATCTCTTTTTTAATCTTATTTCTTAGTATTGTATTTTCAGGTGAAGTTATCTCTATATCAATATCTTTGATTGTATTTCTAAATGGATTAAACACATCTACTCTTGCCTCCATTTCCATTTTGCGATTAATAACTAAACTTATTAAAAAATCTGATGTATCACCAAAGTTTTCAATAGTTTGTTCATCTGTGGATGAAAAAAATACTTCCATATCTGAATGAGAATGCCACCATAATGATATACCATCTATTGTTTTATTTTTCTTATATTCTTTTTCCAAAAATAATGCTATTGCTTTTTTATCTAAGTCGGTACTAGTATGTCCAGCTTTTTGTGGAAAAATAAAAACATCATCTACAACTATATTATTCTTATCTTGCTTATTGTAACTTATTTTACCAAGACCAGAGATTTCTCCAGAACAAAGTGTCGCATAATATTTTAATTTTAGATAGTTATTGAATGGTATTAATAGTTTTAATTTTTTCATATTTTAAGTAGTTACATATTGCCAGCACTTATACTGCCAGTGGTAATAACACTATTAGCTTCTTGTGATGGGGCTGATTTGCCTATAAAATTATATATATTAGTATATGCATCTTCATCTCTATATGATGATAGAAATTTTAAAATAAGATTAGTCAATCCAACTAAATCAAGTTTTGCTAATAATTTAGGAATTGATGTAGATATATTCCCCCAACATGGATATCCTTCTGAACTAATATGTGGATGCTGATAGCTTTCTAGTTTTTTCTGATTAAATATTTTTACATCTCCATCTAATAAATTGTAAACAATCTCATATCTTCCTATATCAAAGACATCAATATCTTTAATATCTATTTTGATATTGTTTGTAAAAACATATATCAAATTATTTCTAACTTTAATATCTTTAATTCTCTTATCTTTTTTCATTACTTCAAAATTTCTGATTGAATCTTTTTTTGTATCATTATTCTGATAGAGTTTAGATAAAAGTTTATAACTTCTTTTAGCTTGCTCTAATTGTTTTTGCGAATCAGATATTTGTTTCATAATATCATGAATTTTTACCTTATTCTTGCTTATATTGTGATCTATTGCTTTTTCAAATATTAATGAGAAATTTTTCTCTCTGCTATTACTTATTATTTTTAATGCTCTATTTAATATTTTCATAAGCAATTCAACTCCTTCCCCGTTATATATTGATAAAATTGAAAGATGTATATGGGTAATATTTGATCTATCTATAGTAGCTACTTTAATTCTGTTTCCATTTTTTTCTTTGGTATAAATCGGAATACCTTTAATATTACTTCCTACTAATATTAATTGTAATTTGTCTAAATTCTTTAGTGATACTCTACAAATTTCTATTTGTTCTCCTATTGTATCTATATCAACAGGTTCAATATTCTCTGTTTGTATTGATGGTAGTAACGGTGATACATCTATTAAATATGATTTTTGATTATTAAATCTATCAGTATTTAACATTTGCAATGCTTTCTCAAAGAATACTAAATCATAATTAAATTTATATTTATTTTCATTATATCTACAACATTCTTTAGATGCTTCATATTCAGCTACTGTTTCTGTTGGTAATTTAGAATCTTTTATTGATAACTTAAAGTTAGAATGTATGTTATTGTATTTTGAAGATTCTGGAACCGAAACTGGTGGAGACATCATATAACTATACACATCACTTACAACACTATCTGTCATAGTAGTAGCTGTAGTATCAGTAGTTCTAGAATTATCACGTGAACCCCATGGAAGTGTAGCATACATAAATTCACATTAATTATTATTTACCACCTTCAATTTTACCAGCCGAACTAATGATTAAAGATTCTCCATCTTCAACTTCCATATTTTTTTCAAGAATTTCACCATTAACTCTAACTTCTGTACTTCGACCAAAATCCATCTCACCAGCTTTTAATGCTGCTTTTACATCATCACCCTTTTTTAATACTACTTCCTTAGCTACTCCACCAAGAGGGAGGAGGGTTACTTTAATAATATTTTCTGATGCTGTTCTTCTTCTTGTTCTTACCATAATTTTATTTTTTTATTATTTATTGTTAATACTTTTCGACCTTTATTTTATTTTTTTTAGATCTATATCTAATATACCAATCGAATCATAAGAATTAATATCAGTTATTTTATAAATATCACCATTATACATTATTATATTTTCTTTTGACATATTTATTTCACATTCAACATTACCACTTTGATATCTTTCTGTATTCATAATAATATTATTTACACATTACATCAAAATTCTGTCCATAGGTATTATCAGGATTTCCTGTAAACTCTAAAATTCCATCTGGGCAAATCTCTTTAGCTCTATCTAAATTGGTTTTCTTTTTTTTAGATTTTTCAATTGATGCTTCTTTCTGTCCTTGTGATAACATTTCACATGCTTCATTATCTCCATTTGCACATTTTACTTTTGTTCTAGCAGAATTTAAAGAAACTAAAACAATGGTTGACAAAATTCCGATAACAGCAACAACGACTAATAATTCGATTAAAGTAAATCCTTTTTGTTTTGTTGTTTTTATATTCCACATATTACTTTTGTTTTGAATTTAGAGAGGATTAATTACAATTTAAATCCTCTCTAAATTTTTAATATACTTATTTTAATCCGATAAATGGTGTAGCATTTCCCCAATAAGTTGGAACATTCCCATTCCATTTTTCTATCCACCGGAGCTCAACTATCTGTGCATTCTCTCTAAGAGCCATAGCCTCAATTCTAATAGCTTCAGCTTTACCTTTAGCATCAGCAACTCTTTGTTTTGCTTCTACTTCAATTCTTTCTAAATCTCTATCAGCCTTTAATTTCAATTGTTCTGCAGTAACTTTTGCTTCAATAGCTTCATTAAACGCTTCGGAGAAATCAAAATCAACAATATTAAATTCATCTACATATATATGATGAACCAATAGTCTTTCTCTAATATTGTATTTAATATCTTCTTTAACTGCTTCACGTTTTGTAATCAATTCTTCTGCTGTATATAATGCAGTAGTTGCCTTAACTACTTCTTGAACTGATGGATCAATAATTCTTTCTTTATATAATTTGCCAACATCTTGCCAAATTTTATTTACTGAATCTGGAACTAAATGGTAGTTAATAGCAACAACAGAAGTAGCTATCTGTAAATCTTTAGATGCTGCAGATACTGGAACTTCAGCTTTTTGAATCTTAACATCCATTATCTGTACTTTTTGTACAAAAGGAATTTTAAAATACAATCCTTCGTTAAGTACTTTATCTTGAACTGCTCCAAACTGCAATAAGATTCCTCTCTGTCCTGCACCAACTGTTCCCCAAGCACCAAAGAAAAGAATTAAAGTAACCAAACCAATAACAATATGTTTGATTAATTTTCCTATATTAAAATCATCATCTTCGGTATTCCAATTTTCACTTGAAAAATATTTCATATTTTTTTGTTTTTTATTATTTTACTTAATTCGACCTTTGTTTCTTTTAATATTTTTTCAAAATAAAAAGCACACCCAAAAGTGAGCTTACTTAAATATAATAAATTGTAACTTAATAGTTTTCATTTTTTTGACTCTAGGTCTTTTTAGAATACAGAGAACCAGAACTTGGATTTCAAACATAGTACCCAGCGATAATAAAATTATCTATATTCTTTAAAAAATAATTTAAGAACTATTTCGCCAAAGTTCCAGTTATCTATATTCTATATTCTTATTATATACATAGATATTTTTATGTCAACCCCCTTACCTGTGGATAACTTATTCGATATTTTTTCTTAGATTTATTTCTGCATATTAGATAGTATGGACAATGAAAATTACATTGTATTGTATTATATGGAAACTTATTTGTTGACAATTGAAATTCTTTTGGACGACAGTCTAGTCTTTTTTTAGTTTTTCTCCATGGATAACCCATTTTATTAATTCCTCCAAAAATTATCTTTATCGACTTTATTTGTTATAATATTCAATTGTTATATTTTTGTCAACCCCTTTTTCCATAGAGTTGAATTTGTTTAAGTTTATTCTTTTCTCTTTCTCTTATATAATACCCTCTTTCTTGTAATTTTTTACATGTTGCTCCACCACCTCTTTTATTCCCAGATATAAAATAATGCTCAAGACAACAATACCATTTTTTTTGTTTTGGACGATTTGGTCTTTGGTATGCAGGAAATTCTTCACCGCAATATGAACATTTAGCAGTAAAACGAGGCATATTATTTCATTTTTAAAAATTCATCTGGCCTGACTGTTTTATCATCTATATATAAATCAGCAGGCATTTTTTCCATAACTAAACTATGATACCATACCCTATGTTTCATTAACCATGCTGTGGTGTGTGGTCTATATATCTCTTTTCGTGCTGTATGGATATGAATATGATGTCCCTTAAAATACATTTCCTTAACTTTGGCAATAATATCTTTTTTTGGCAATGGTTCACCTTCGCCCCAAAATTCTCCTTCACATAATGTTCCATCAAGGTCAACTGCTATTAGTGAACATTCTTTGACTTTATTTTTAACTATATTTGGTATATTTTTTTTCATAATAATGTTTTTTGTTTTATGTTTGATTTATATTGTTCAAATAATGGTTTCTGTTTATTTTCTCCCAAAGCACATTCTAAAATATGAAGTCCTGTTTCTGGTTCAACACAATTCCTCAAAACAGTTCTTTTATTTATCCTCTTATATTTATCTAAATCAAATCCTTTTCTGTTTTGTAGTGTTTCTATTGTACCATAATGGTCTCTATTTTCTTTTTTGATTGGTGGTATTAAGAAATTTGCCCAGAAATAATGTTTATTTATTTCTTGTGGTGGTATTAATGGCTTATAATATCCAATAACATTTTCAACTACATATTTACCCTTAAAATAATGTTGCAAGAATAGAATTTCTTCATAAAGTTTCATATCTGGATACAAGGGTTTTTGTGGATATTTTTCCCTTCCCATTGCTACAAATCTAACTCGTGAATGGGAAGGGCACGGAGGACTATTCCAGATAAAATCATATTCATTATAATGTTTTAATAAATATTCATGGGCATCTATAATTATAACTTTGTCGTTTGGAAAAAAGTCTTGATAAATTTTTGCTATTTCTTTGTTATTTTCTATTGCAGTTATTTGGTGAAAGTTTCCCCAGTATTTACGATTTCCCCCGATTCCGCAATAACAATTTAGGATAGAAAATTTCTTTTTTGTCTGCATATTTTTATAATAATGGTTGTTGTTTTAATCTTTCTAATGATATTTTATGGTAATTAGGGGAGATTTCGATTCCAATAAATCTCCTATGAAGATTTTGTGCTGCTAATGCAGTTGAACCCGAACCAGAAAATAAGTCAAGTATAATATCGTTGGGATTGCTTGATGCTAATATCAATTTTTCTATCAATGGAACAGGTTTTTGTGCTACGTGATATCGCCCTCTAAATGGTGGCTGGTCAGCAAAGTAATCAGTATTTCTTATATCGTGAAATGGATTAAAAATAAACTCATCCGAATATGTTTTCCATAAAATCAATTCAGTAAAATTCTCCCATCGTCTTGTGAGTTTCATCATTCTGGCGAATGGTTTTGTCCAGAATAAGATTTGTCTATGTTCAAAAATCCCAAGCATTTCTTTTAAGAATTTAGGCCACCAAAAAACATATATTTGTCCATCGGGTTTGATAATGCGGTCGCATTCTTTTAGCCATTTTTGATGGAACTTGATATCAAAATAAGTTTTCTCTTTTACTTTATCAAATATTTTCCCAGCGTTATATGGAGGGTCAGTGATAATCAAATCTATACTATTTGCTGGTATTTTCTTTAAAAACTTTAAAGAATTATCGCAGAAAACTTTATTTGTAATATTTTTTATTTTATATATTTTCATAATAATGGTTTCTGTTTAAGACGTTCTTTTGCAATTTTAAAAAAATTTTGCCCTAATCCCATAAGTTTTAGTTTTCTTATGACAGGGGACACATAGTGTTCTTCCATTAGATAATTCATATCTTAGTTCTGGATAATTACAATATGGTTTTATATGATCAGCACAAATTTTAATTCCTTCCTTTTTTAATTCATTAGTAGTTTTTCCACATTTTTGGCAAGTGAATTTATCTCTTTTCCAAACAGACATTCTCCATTCTTGATATTTTATTCCTCCGTGTTTTGGTCTTTTTTTAAGATGATATGTTCTCGGTTTAGTTCCTCTATATTTATTTATTCTTTTTACCCTATCTTTATAATTGAAATCTAAACCACATTGTCTTGAACAAAATTTTTGTTTGTAATTCTTTTTCTTGGGTATAAAATCTTTTCCACAATTTTTACATTTCAGTATTTGGCATTTTTTACATCTTTTTTGACAACCACCTGTTTGAACAAAATTTTTACCACAAATTATACAAATTTTCTTTATATATGGTTTATTTTTTAATCTCCACTTTTTCCAATATTTAGCATTATATTTTTTTCTATATTCTTTTGTCCATTTAGTGTCCATATTCTAATCTTATCACATAAGAAAGATTAGGTCAATACTTATAATAATGGATGTTGTTTTAAACGTTGTTTTGCGATTTTACAATATTCTTCAGACATCTCAATTCCAATAAAATTTCGTTTAAGATTCTGTGCTGCTAATGCAGTTGTTCCACTTCCAAGACAATTATCCAAAACCAAATCTTTTTCATTTGTATATGTTTTTATTAGGTATTCAAAAAGAGCAATGGGTTTTTGAGTGGGATGTAGTTTATCTTTATCTCTACTAAATTCAATTAAATTACTTGGATATCTTTTTCCATTATTAATAGTTGTATGTCCAGAAATATCTTCTCTTCCTCCTTTTCCACCACGGACAACTGCCGAATTATCTCCTTGTTTTCCAGATTTACAAACATAAGGTTTTCCTTTAGTAAATTGTGGATTATAATTCATATTAGAACCATTTTTTACAAACGAAGTTGCACCATTCCCAAAAACACAAATATCTTCTGTTATTTTCAATGGTTGAAATTTTGAATTTAAAAAATTAGTTCCATTATCTTTTTTCCAAATCCAATTATATTTATATAATTTTAAATTAGAACAAATTAATAAACTTGTAAATGGTTGCTGTGCTGTTAAAACAATAGCCCCATTATCTTTAATCATTCTTTCATATTGCTTCCATAGTTTTTTTATATCAATACGATTATCCCAATTAGATGGAGTTGTTCCATAGGGGAGATCTGAAATAATTGCATCTATTGATTTATTTGGAATAAATTTCATTAATTCAAGACAGTCACCTTGATGTATTTCATTTATTTTTAAGTATCCATTTTCCAATATCATAAGTAATAATTTATATGTTTTTTAATTTTAATCCATTTATCTTGATCGATATCTACCTTCGCTCTATTTTCTAGCCAAGATATAAACTGCAAATTATCCAATAACAAACTTCCATTTTTTGATTTCGAAATAATATGGTCAAGAGATGGTTTAATCCACTTATCACCAGTTTTATTCCATTCATTAAACAAATAATTAAATTTTGTATCTTTATAAAATCTTTCTATGTATGCTTTGTATAATAAGGTAATAAAGCCCTTATAATCTCGTTTTCTTTTTATTGCACTATTTAAATATTTTAATTTTTCTATATCATTAAAACTTTTAAGCCATTTTAATGAAACATTGTATTTCAGGTGGGCTTTCATATTCTTTAAGCAATGTTCTTTGGTCATTTTCTTTCCATTTGACCATATTGTAATAGCTCCACTACTATACAATTTTTTCATTGAATGGCTTATATTCTCTCTATGTTTTTTGGTAAATACTCTTAAATTATTTCTCATACACAAAGTATCATATCTATACTCTTGTCTGGTATTCTTATCATAAAATCCAAACAGTCAGCACAATAAATTTTATTTACAATATCTTTTATTTTGTACATTTTATTGATTTAATACATTCGGTATATATTTTTTTCCATTCTTTGTTTGATATATCCTTATTGTATTCCATCCCTCTGGAAATATATTTATACCATCTCACTTCGAATCCCGATTTATAGTGCTTGAAATTTGGTAGTTCAAGAACACAATCATCAGCGTGTCCATTTTTTCCTTTCTTGTTTTCTTCAAACCATTTCTTAAAATTATCATCGTGTTCACAAGTACAATGAACAGCACAACCACTTGGAAATGTCAAGCCAAATTTCTTACAATATTTCTTGTAGACATAATCTTTAATCTTTTCCCTTGCATTATATGATATTTTCTTGGGTGATTCAATGCAACCGAATTCATCTTCTTTCCAACCATACTTTTCTTTTAGTTCTTTATCAACCAAACTCTGATAGCAATCTTTAGAATGTAGTTCATCGAATTCCATATCATCCCACCCGCAACTACAATCGCTCCATTGATACGGAAGCATTTCAAAAACTTTATTTTTATAATCTACACCATATCCATATTGTCCTCCAAGAATTCCTCCACCCTGCCATTCGTTATCAAATATTATTTCTGTAATATATGCGGTGATATTTACAAGGTCTAAATCTATATTGGTTGATGATGTTGGTGGTGTTATTATTTTTATTTTTGTCATATTTTTATAATAATATTTTTTGTCTTAATCTTTGTTTAGATATATTGCAAAATTCTAAATTCTTTTAAGTTCTTGACTTGCTACTGCCGTTGTTCCACTGCCAAGAAAAGGGTCACATACTATATCATTTTCATTGGAACTTATTTTTACAAATATTTTACATAATTCTAATGGTTTGCTTGTTGGGTGAAACCTCATATTATTCTTCCAGTTACTTTGTGGCTTAGAATATCTAAATACATCCACATTTTCACTACCCACAAAACTTGGTTGAAATGTTGGTTTGCCAAATTTAATATAAAAAATTGGATCATATGTCCACAAAAACATTTTTTTTGTTGGTTTGGCAAGGTTGGGATGGTGCCAAATTAACATTCTATGTGGTTTAAATATTTTAAATCCTAATGGAATATATTTCTGACCAAAAAATATATATGCTGAACTATTTTCTTTCATTTTGGGCTTTAACATTTTCCACCATTTCTTTGTAAAACTGTCAATATCAACATCGTCCCATTTTTGAGTAGATTTTAGTACTCCATATGGAGGGTCAGTCAGTAATAAATCAATACTTTTATTTGGTATCTTAGGTATTATATTAAAACAATCCCCATGGGTGACTTTATTAAGAAATTTTTTCATATTATTTAATCCAAAACTTCCACTTAAAAATATAAATTCGGATTACCTTTTTTAGTTAAATTATGACATTTTTTACAAAGCGTTAATCCATTATTTATATTCCAAAATTCTTCACAATTTAATGCTTGTTCTAATGTTATAATATTATTTTCTATCATTATTTTAGAAAATTCCTTCAAATGATGAGCTTCAATATATCCCTTTTCCCTGCATTTCTGACAGGTAAAATCATCTCTTGTAAATATGTCAGATCGCCATTGACGATATTTATATGAATCATAAATTCTTTTATTTAAAGTTGTAATATTCCCTCTATAATTCCATCTCATTTCCCCAACATATCTACTAATTCTCTTTCTAGTTTTCAACGAATGTTTTTTTCCCAACATACCATAAGTAGGTTTTTGTCCTTTATTCGCTTTACTTATTTTCTTTTTTGTTTCTTTAGAGTGTTTAAACCCTTTTTTTCTTCCTCTCATATTTAATTACTCCTTTTTTTATCCGAAGTTCCACCATTTTTTCTTTTTATAGTATTTACAATCATTATTTTCATTTATATCTTCACAATATTTACATTTTGTTCTTTTATGATGCTCTTGATAACTATCATATTCCATAGTTTCACAAAACATTCCACATTCATCACATCTCCAAGATGAACTTTTATAGAAATATTTACAATTTTCACAATATATCTTTTTCATATTTTTATTATTTTTATTTATTTTATAATCTTCTATATGATAGCCATTATTTTTTCTCATTTAATGTTAACCAAAATTGAGCAACTGCTTCTTCTGGACTTTTATATATTGATTGTTGTTTTTTTTGATACCAAATACAATAACCACTGCTAGTGCAACATAAATCAAATTGAACATTGCTACATGCTTTTATAAGTTGTGAAAGACTTGGTTGTCCATATAAATACCAATCAAAAGCATAAGTATTATCTTCATTTGGAAATTTTGCTCTTTTTAATCGCTGAATTGTATTATAATTATATGTCATATTTCTACAAATCTGCTATTTTATTTTTCCAGTTTTTTAACCTTATCCATCCAATAAAACCACAACTACATTCTGTATGTCTCTTAAGTTTCCCATCATCATAAATCTCATATACACTTACACTTTTATTTGCTTCACATTTTGGGCATTTGAAATAAGCAATGATATGCTTACCATCTATTACATCTATAACTCTTGGAAATTTTGAGTATTTTTTTTGGGGTATATTATACATTTGTTTTGTGCACATTGGTGCATATTAAAGAAATTTTGCTATATATTTTAATTTGTTCTTTTTTAAAACCATCTGCCTAAGATGATGTTGCCATTTTTCAATATTTTCTTGTGCCAGTATCTCACTCATTGGAACTAACATTGCATCGCCATCATCCCATTCTTCCCCAAAGAATGATTTAGCGAACCCATGGTCAAAAATGATTTTCATTGTATCTTGTAAAACAACTCCAAAAGGTATCCCAGTTTTTTCATATTGAAAATGCAATCCCTTATATCCATTTTGTCTTGCTTGTTTTATTGCTTTTTTTAAGATTTGTTTATCTGATAGTTTTTTTGACATATTTTTTAATATTTTTTTATTTTTCCCACATAATTAAAAGCTCTTTTTTCCCATTATAGATATCTCTATCCGCATCACATTCATCCACTGTTTTGATTTCAAGTGTTGCATTATCCAACAAAATACTTACAAAGGCATGTTTTTTATTGTCAATGTGATGAGTGCGTGTTTGTAGCCCTATCTCATTTAATGCTTTTAAAAGTGGTATTGCTTCTTTATTTGCAACAAATTCACCATTTCCAAAATCAACTATTTTATATTTTTTATTTAGCTCATGGTGATGATTACAATATTTATATTTATCGGTTGGTTTTTTTATTTTCATAAGCATATGTCTTTATATTTTTTATTTTCTTGTCTATCTAAAAATTGTTCGAATGTCATTCCTCTAAAAATATGGTGCTGATTTGCCCATCTTGCTAATGGTATATATTTTCTGTCTTCTGTTTTATTATATTTTTGGACAAAAGCAAGTTGGTTTAAATCTTTCAATAAATTTAACCTATAAAGATCTTCTTCTAATGTTGTATTAAAGCCAACTAAAACATACCAAAGGCATCTACTGATTTTATTTTTTGTTAATAGTTTTATTGCTTTTCTAACAAATATTTCAGTTTCCATAAAATCAAAAGAAAATCTATATACCATATGTTTTATTTCAGATAATTCTTTTGCAATTTTTTCTGTTAATAATCTACAATCTAAACCTTGATTAAAATCAACTCTTAATTTTTCTTTTTTAATCTGATTTGTTATTTTAAAAAAATGTTCTTGTAATCCTAAAATATTATTATCTAATAATACTATGTCTTTTCTTTTTTTATCCCAAATATCATAAATATCTGCCACTGGTTTTATTTTTCCTTCTTTCTGTGGCACTATACAAAATGGACATTTTCTTATACAGCCTCTTGTGGTAAATCCTAATGCATAATCCATATTGTGGTAGAGTTCATAATTTGGCATTATATGTTCAACTTCTTCTGGTAGAATAATGTCCCATTTTTCAGTTCCAGAACCACCCAATACATCGTAATGATATAATGGTTTTGACCAAGTGAATATTTGACTTGCATAAACTTTATCATAGCTTTTAAGTGGAAAATATAATTCAACATTATCTCCTTGTTTTTTATGCCAAGCTGATAATTTCATTAAAGCAAGGTTTGGTATTTTACTATCTACATCATATAAGGCTATTTCTTTTTTCATATTTTGTGCACTAATATTTTTTATATTCCTAATTGCTCTGGTGATTCTTCTTTAATTCTTTTTTCAGCCAGTTTTACATATTCAGAATTTATTTCAATTCCAATAAAACTACCAGATGAGCAATACAATCTTTGAGCAATAGCTGTTGTTCCACCACCAAAAAAAGGATCTAAAACAATTCCACCCTCATATTCTATGTTTTTACATTTACATTTATTTTCTCCAATAACCTTATTAGTATTCCACCATCTTGGATTATGATTTGGATGTGATTTCCCCCATTTTATTTTAGACCTTTCAATTCCCTCTGGCTTCCCTTGCTCTGTATATATAGGAGTTCCTTCTTTTTTACTTTTTGTAGTTACAATATGTCCACATTTTTTACAGATTTTATGTGGTAGGCAAGTTTTTATAGGTCTAGATAATAATGCTACTGGAAATAAAGCAAAATGTTTTATTGAACTCGGTCTAGTATTCACTTGCCAAACATCACAAATATTTTTACCTTGGATATTACAAATAGATGAATTAATATCTTTGTTTGTTTTCTGTGTTGGCATAAAATTTCTATTACCTAATTCTTTATTATTTCCACCTCTACCACATCTTCTTACATCATGCTCTGGTCTTGCTTGGCTTGTATTCCCTGGAACTAGTCCCCCCCGTGGTATTCTTGCATTTCGAGCACGTGGACTTCCATAGTTTTCTGATTCAATACCATATCCATCAAATTTACCTTTATAGTTTTTATCTTTTCCAAATTGTTCTCTAAAAACCTTTGGTGGTTGCATTGGTTTATCAACTTTATCTTCAAACATTTTCCCTTGAGTTTGTACTACACCAAGATTTACCCCCCTTTGGTATCTTTCTAATGATTGAGTTTGATGTGGAATACGAACAGAATCTAGATTAAAATAATACTTCTTGTTTTTTGTAAAGAAAAAAAGATATTCATATGCTGTATTAAATCTATCATTTACAGAAGTTGGCATCACATTTCCAATAGTAGAATTTGTTTTATGTATCATTACCTGCTTTGACCAGATAATCTTATTACGAAGAATCCACCCATCATCAATCATTGCAATAGCTAATCTTTCTGGAATCATACATAAGCACTTTGATGGATATTTTCCTGTTCCTCTTTTTGTGTGCCTATGTTCTGAAACTCCATATTCATCTTCTTGTTGGTTTTGAAGATTCCCATAATTTTTTCCACTACCACTTTTTGTCCAGTATGAATCTGCAATATTTATCCAAAAACTTCCACTTTTCTTTAATACTCTTTTAATATTTCTAGCCACATCGACCATTTTATTAATATAATCTTGTGGTGTTTCTTCGAGTCCAACCTGATTTTTTTTAATGAACTTTGAATATATTATTGCTTTATAACTTATTATTTCACCATTCAAATTTTGTATTTCTCTGATTTTAGAGAAGTAGTCTTTGTTTTTCTGTTCTTTTATCCATTGTTGGGCTTCTTTTTTGGTGGGGAAACTTTTGTCATATAATGTCGAATAATCGCGAAGTCCGTAGTAACTTGGACTCGTAATCACCGTATCAATGGTTTCATTTGGAATTTTTTTCAATTCATCAATAACATCGCCTTGTAAAATTTTGTCTTTTATGTCTTTTATTTTATACATTTTTATTTACTACTATATAATACCAAGAAAACTAAAAATACTAAAACTATAACTATCGGGATTAAAATAGGAGATAGAATCCACCACCATGACCATGAAATATAGCCTAATAGTTTTAATGTTATAAAAACTATTGTTAATAGTCCGAGAAAACCGATACCACTAGAATTTGATGTTGTGTTACTCATATTTTTATTTTTATTATTTGCCGTTCTAAGGCATTATTTATTTTTTATATAGGATATATCATCTTTTGACATAAAATCGTTATAAGACGAACGTGTGGCTTGTGGGGCTATACTGTAACATTAATTGAAGGTTGATTATTTAGTAATTTCTTTCAATTTCTTTTTCAACTTCTTTCCATTTTATTTGTTTGTAAATTTTATCTGATTTTTCAGTATCATTTCTATAAGATATTTTACAAAATAATTCTTTAAGTTTTTTTATTAATTTATACATTATTTAGTAATTATTAAAAGATGATTGTTGTTTTTCTTTTGGTAAATCTACAAGTTGCCATCCCTGATAACTTTTATAATCATTTGTATTAGGGTCAAATTCAACCTCTATAATTCCCTCCCCATTTGGGTTTCTTGATTTTGGAATATAAAATGTTGTTTTATATTTATTTATTTCATCTACACTATCTCTTTCTCTCCAAATGTTTATTACATAATTAGCATTTTGAACAATAGCGATACTATCCTTAAAACTATCTAACCTTGGTTTTCTACCATCAAGTTTTTTATAATGAACTACTAAAATAATTCTTGCCCCTGTTCTATTTTGTAATGTTTTTAATCTAACCATTAATGACTCAATATAATCACTTTTATTAGCATTACCTTGTAATAAATCAAAATAATGCAAATGGTCTATTAAAAATAATGACACACCATTATTTACTTGTTCCTCAATTAACTCTTCTAATAAACTAATATTCATTTGTTGTTTTACATCAGCAAAATATATATCATTATTTTTTAAGTTATTAGATGCTTTAGATAATTCTTCCTCAATTTGTTCTCTTGATATAGTATTTTTTCTATAATCATTCCATTTGTAATTTTTTTGTCCTCTTTCTTGTCTTATTTTTCCAACTTCAAAATATAATCTTTTAATAGCATAGTCATCTAATCTATCCTCTAATGCAAATACAACACATTTTCTATTTTTACTTGCTTTATATATTATGTTTGTAGCAAAAGTGGTTTTTCCAGTTCCTGATTCACCACCAACTACAACTAATTCCCCTGGAAATAATCCAGTTAATTTATCATCAAGCCAATCATATCCAAAACTAACAATATCTTTTTCTTTTGTTGTTAGTAATATATCTATACCATCCTGAAGAACTTTAGTAAATGGTATAAAATTAACAATTCCCTGTGCTTTATGTTCTATTTTTCTATCATTTTTTATAGCTCGGCGACTAATACTTTCATAAACAGACCGCAACTCCCCCTCTGGTAAAGCTGGAATATTTCTATTATTCCATATCCTTGCTGTTTCCCATACTGTTGTTTCCCATGTATCTTGAGAAAAAACTCTCATTAATTTACCAATATATTTTGATGCAGTTTCGTTTCGTTGTCCTTCTGATACCCCACTTGATATTTCTGCCCAATCCTCATTATTCTTAAATCCAAAAAGATACTTCGGAAATAATGATGGCATTTTATGATTAACCCATTCATACTTAACACCAGATGAATGAATACTTGGAGGAGCAATAACATATCCACCATCACCACGAATATCTATTAAATCTTTTATTCTTGTTTTATTATTAATACCTTCTGTATATTTATAATAATAATGCCACCCACCACCACCAGTTTTAACTATTAATGTATCAGGTAAATTATCAACACTACCACCTTTTTCAACATCAACAACAATCAAATCTGAAATTTTTCCTGTTATTATCCCAATATTCATTTCTGGAAATTTCTTAAACCATTCTCTTACTTCATCCTCTGTTGGTTTTCTTGATTGAAATTTTTTCCATGGTATTAATGGTTTTTTATCTCTACCAACTGGTAAAATAGATGCTCTTTTTAAATATTGTAATATATCATCAACAATCATTGTTATGTTAATTATTTATTTAATTCTTTTTTTATTTTCTTTTTCAAACCTTCACTACTATAATTATCAATTAACCATTCTAAATACCCTCTGTCTTTTTTTACAACATCACTAATTCGTTCACCTCGATATTTTCCAAAATATAAAGTAGCATATTCTTCTCTTGGTAAAAATCTTTGATGTTTTTTACAAAAAGGGCAAAGACCTTCAGTATGTTTTGTATTATTACTAAATACTCTTTCCCTAGTTTCGTATTCATCAAATTGTCTCTTACATTTTCCACAAATCATATTTTAATCTAAAAGTTTTAATTTATCCTTAGGTAACCAATCTATCATATTTTTGTCTATATGATTAAATAACTTATATTTACCATTATTATCAATCAATATTTTGCCGTTTTGTACTAATAACCTTTTATTTTTGAAATATGGAATCCAATCAAGTTGCTTTGTAAGACATAATTCATACCAGTTATATTGGTCTTTTACACTCCATCTTTTTATTATATTATCTAAATTCATTTTTTCTTCATTTGTTGTTTGATTATTAAGATTCGCTTTTACAACCAACATACCAAATTGTTTTCTAAGTTTAGATGGAGAAAAAACATTTTTCATCCAAAAATCATCATTACGAACCCATCTTATAACTTTTTCTATCAAATCAAATGAACGTTTATCGATACGATTAATTTTATCCATATCTTTATACCATACATCCCAATTTGGTTTTGGATATCCTTTATCATTTTTTAAAATAAGTTCATATAAAAGTTTTGCCAATTCTTTGGTTTTTTTATTTATTAAATTTTTACCCTTAGAATTAGAATTAGAATTAGAATTAAGATTAAGATGCGATATGGTATTTATATCATATCCATACCTTATAGCAAAATCAATAATATCTCGTGGAATATGGCTTATTTCTGCTCTTATTCCCGTTATTACCTTTGGACTACTCCATTTTTGGTGCTTAATAAAGTTCGGTATTATAATATAGTTGTTTTTATACAAAATTTTGGGTTTTAATCGTGGAAGATAAGATGAATTTAGTTCATTAATCTTGAGTCCTGTCTCAAAAGCAATTATTTCAATTGGAATTTCATAGATACCACAAATACTTGTATGTTCATTAGTTAAAAAATAAATAAATAAGTATCGGTCAAGTGGATTAAGCTCTTGTTTTACCCAACTATCAGACCAAAATTTTGTATTCATCATTCTTTGTTTTGCCATTATTTTAATTTTTTAATTATTATTTGAAAAAATCATATAACTTTTCTAATGATTTTCTAAATTTTTTAGATGATATATTTTGTGGTTTTTTAATTATAAGCTTAAAAACCTTATCATTTAAGATTATTTTTACTTTCCTTAGTCTAATATTTTTTGGTATTATGTTTAATATAATTTTAGTTATGATATAATTAAACATTAGATTAAGGTGTGCACCAATGTGCATTAATAATTTATATTAATTGTAAATATTTTCTTTTTTGGCATCTTTGTCCAAAATCCAGCACATTCAAAATATTTCCATCCATCCTCATCTTTCACTTTTTTCCAATCCTTTTGTTCACCAATTGTTTTACATTTTCTATCCCTATTATTTATTTGTTCAGTATAAATATCCCATTCTAAAAATTCTTCACCATATATTTTTTCACAATCTCTGATTTCATTTAATAGTTCTTTTATTTTCATATATTTTTTTTATTTTTAATAATTCTTTATTTAATCTTTTAATATGGTCTTTGTACCATTTAAGATTAGGTTTTGTAAGTTGATGCCTTTTTTTATTTATACTATCTACCCACTCTTGCCCACGATTTAATATGATATTGGCGGATATACTGCCATCTGACCTGGTATGGAGCAAAAAATGGCATTTATTAGAAAGTCCGATTCCATTTTCTATATCATATCGCAATGCATTAGAAAGTGATTTTTCAATAAAATGATGTCCCACTTGAGTTTTTTCTTGGGTTTTTCCTTTTCTACATCCTTCACAAATAGGATGGAGTTTGCGAACAATTTGTTGCCACAGAGCATCTGCCTCTTTTCTTTTCTTTTTAACTTTATTTCTATATTTTTGGAGAGAAGTTTTCATGTTTTTTATATTTTTTTGAAAGTTTTTCCCATTCTCTTTCCCACCAGTGGATATATTTATGGCATTTTTTACATAAAGTTACTCCATTGTAAATTCTATATCTTAATATGGGGTATTTTGACCAAAATTTAATATGATGTCCTATTATATATTTTTTTTCTCCACATTCTTGACATTTATAATCATCTCTTTTAAAAACTTTTGTTCTCCATGTTTTATATTTTTTAGTATAACAAGCATGATGATATCGTGGTTTCTTACCCTTCCATCTCGGATTATTTTTTCCTTTCATGCTTTTACTAAAACATGGTTTGCATAATTTGTTTTTTGTCCAATTAGAAATAGCAATTCCACAAACTCTACATTTTTCTCTTCTATTTCCACCCCTCCAGAATATAGAATCCTTTCCTTTGGGGGTATTATATTTTACATATTTACGGAAACATATATTGGAACAGAAATTTGTTTTTGATGTGTTTTGTGATTTGTGACGATAATATTTTTTTCCACATTCCATACAAATCATTAAAACTTTTGTTGTTTGGTTGATGGAATTACATTTATGAGAACAACATTTTGCTCTATATATATGAGATGGTTTGACATAAAAGTTTTTTTTGCAAACAGGGCATATAAAAACCTTTCCTTTACGGGGTTTATATCCCAAAGAAACCATTAGTAGATGTTTATCAGATTCTTTACGTGCTTTTTTAATTTTGGCTCGATAAATTTGTGATGCTGTCTTCTTTTTTTTCATTAAACTCAATATTTTTAATTGGTAATTCTCCATTTATCCAAGCCACTTCCCCACAAAAAGGACATATTTTTTGAGATGTTGGGTATTTTGATATCCAAAAAAAATCGTAACAGTGATGGCATATATATTCATAAAGGATTATTCCATTTTTGTTTTTTAAATGTTCCATATTTTTAATCTTTTAAATACTTATTTATCCATATTTCTAATTTGTCTAAAAAATGTTTGTCCATTTTATTAATAGCATCATGTGCTCCGTATTTTAGTAATCTATGATTATTTTCTGGCAAAGATGATATAGCAAGTATGTTTTTAAAATTATTTTTATGTGACAATAAAAAGAAAGTTCCTCGTCCATCTGGTAGGTCATGGTCTATTAATAATATATCATATTTTATATAGGTTAATTGATTAGCTTCTTCTAATGTTGGGATTACAGTAATTAAATTTGCCGACCCATTATTTTGTGTGAGTGAATCAAGTTTATTTAGTATTTTAGATACTATATAAAAATTATCTTCTATGATTAATATTTTTTTCATACCCTTATTGTTTTTTGAATTATTTTTTGTAATGTTTGTTCTTTGCTTATGTACCCCCAGTAGGATTTGAACCCACGACACACTGGATAGAAGCCAGTTGCTCTGTCCGAACTGAGCTATGGGGATATGTATTCTATTCTAATAATAAATAAACGTTTAGTCAATACGGTTGCCTGTGGATAACTTTTTAGTACCCTTAGTAGGATTTGAACCCACACAACATAGCTTCGAAGGCTACTGCTCTATCCAGTTGAGCTATAAGGGTATGGAGCTCAGGATGGGATTCGAACCCATAGTTGGGAATTACCCTCTGGTTTTGCAGACCAGTGCCTTAGACCATTTGGCTACCTGAGCCTGTTGCGGAAGAAGAGGAAGTCGAATCCCCAAGGCTTTTACACCCGACAATTTTCAAGATTACTTAACACGCCAATGTCCGTTCTTCCGTGCGGAGGAGCTGGGATTCGAACCCAGAGGGCTTTTACACCCACAGATTAGCAATCTGTTGCAATGCCATTATGCGACTCTTCCTGGAGCAAGAGACAGGAGTTGAACCCGCAATAATTACTTGGAAGGTAATTGTGTTTCCAAATTACACTACTCTTGCTTTATGTCTTTTAAATTTAGCATAATAAGCACGAAGTGCTTGTCTTAATTTTTCCCTAGTTGCTATAGTTATTGGTGATCTATTAAGGGCAGATTCTCTTATTTTCTCTTTGGTTTTTTCTGAATGTTTTTTACCAGTCATTCCAAAATTTGGATTAGTCTTAGCATTTTCTCTCATTTTCTCTATAGTGATTTCTGTATGTTTTTTTCCTAAATTTGCTTGTTTAAGATTTTCTTTATGTTCTTTTGTTTTTGGCTTACCAGTTAATGCAAGTGATACATTTAACCCCCTAGATTTATTAGTTCTTTGAACTGCTTCTTTTAATTTCCTCTTTGTTTCTATGGAATGTCTATATTCACTTGATTTTTTACTTATTTTCTTTTTGGTTTCTATGGAATGTTTCTTGCCTTTGAATTTTGGTATACCAGATCTGTTAATGTAGTTCCATCCTCCCCTTCCTCCATTACACAGATTATAAGTATCTTTTTTTAAGCAGAATTTTTCAGTAACTATTTCTGATTCTTTATTTAATGCATCTGTTTTGTTGTTAAATTTAAACAATGTTTTTCTAACAAAGTTTTTCTTACCATATTTTTCTATAGCTTTTTGAAGAATTTTACCCGAACCAAGGTAATTATCTTTTCTCTGACTTTTATGAACTCCAATATAGATTTTTTTATTTATTAGATTTGTAGTTTTATAAATAATATACATACACATATTGTATCATAAAATTAAAATCTTGTAAACATAAAAACAAACGCTCTACCAATTGAGCTACTCTTGCTTGCGACCCTACAGGGAATCGAACCCTGGTTTCTGGAGTGAAATTCCAGGTGCTTGCCACTGGCGGATAGGGTCATATTTATAATGTTTTTTTAAATTGTTTCAATTTTATCATGAGCTCAGTAGAGGACTCGAACCCCTAACTAATATTATTACAGAGCTGGAGATAGGAATCGAACCTACAATCTTCACGTTACAAGGGTGTTACTCTACCAAATTGAGCTACTCCAGCTTAATTGTTGTTATTTATCTACAACTTCTTCCATTCCCCTTATTTGCTCCTTTATATGTTGCTGTCAATGAATGACAATTTGGACATATTAATTCTAAATTCTTTTCTGTGTTATTTTTATAATTTCCATCTTTATGTTCAATTTCTAAAGGGATATTTCCTGTGTATTTATTTACTGTTTTCCAACCGCATTTTTGGCATTTATTATTATTTTTCTTAAATAAATATTTCTTAATATAATTTGGAACACCTCCTATTCTTCCTCCTTCTATCTTTCCATTTTTCCAATCTTTAATATATTGTTTGTATTTATATTCTTGTTGGCATTTATGATTACAAAATTTTTTTCTTACTAATTTTTTACAATTTAAACAAAAGTTTGTTTTTTTTCTTCCTTTGTTCCAATATTTAGCCATACAAGAGGAATTACAAAAATTATTCTTTCTCTTTTTATAGTGTATTATTTTATTACAATTTTTACATTGTTTTGGGTTTTTATAATATTCTTTTTGTCGTTTAGCTTTTAGGTCAGAATTGTATTTTTTATTTTTTTCAGAATGAGTTATTTGGTGTTCATATAAAGCTTTTTTTGTTTTAAATAACTTTTTACATTTTTGGCATTTATGCATATAGTTTGATTCTATAATTAAAATATATTTTAAGTTGCTTTACCTGCTAAGCTAACCGAGCCTTAATTAACAACTTTACAAGGAAGAGAATTATGGAAAGGCTTTATTTAATAATCCTCGAAGGAATTATGACTGCCGAAGCAGACCCCAATAATTCTCTATCCCTGCTTTCTATGCTAAGAAAAAGGGCAAATCCCCTGTAAAATTGTTAATTATAAAAATTTTCTAATATATTTAATGGGTTCTTTTTCTAATACCATTTGTTGGAGGTGGTATTGCCATTCGCTAATTGGTGAAGCAATACAACCCTTTCCTTCTTTACCTGTTTTAAGATTGAAATCTCTTTCAGTAATGGTTCTGTTTACTTTCTCTCCCCAAAATGCTTTAGCGAAGTCGTGGGAGAAGATAATAGAATAATATACTGGTTTATCAAAATCAATTCTTTTTAATAAATATTCTATACCTAACATTTTTTTAATTAATCCCCATTCTATTGTTGATGAATATCCATTCTCAACCGCTTTATCTATTGCTTTTTCTAATATTTGTTTATTTGTCATAATTTATTTTTTGTTTTTATAATATTAAGTACGAGAGGAAGAAGTCGAACCCTCAACCTGCGGTATGTAACACCGTAGCTCTACCATTGAGCTACTCTCGTGTGATTTTCTTGTATTTATGGTACGAAGGATAGGATTCGAACCTATAACTACTTGGATATAAGCCAAGGTCTCTACCATTGAGTTACCTTCGTATATAAAAGATTATGACAAGATTCGACCATCCTACAACTACTTAGATATAAGCTAAGGTCTCTACCATTGAGTTATTCCCATATTTACAGTACAGAAGGTAAGATTCGAACTTACGATCTCCTCGATATCAGCGAGTTGCTCTACCACTGAGCTACTTCTGTATAAGAGCTAGTGAGGTTTTTTCTAACTAACTATTAGCCGTGCAGGGGCTTTCGCCCATCCTTTCGGATTGACAGCTTGAGTAGTTGACAGAGTATCCAATACCTTCCTCACGACCTGTGTGTTTATATTCATCTTAATAAGGAACTTGACTTTATTTATTAAGATATATTTAGAATCATCGCCACGATGTCAAGCGTTAGCTCTTGTGGACTCGACTGGATTCGAACCAGCAACTTCCTGAGTGCAAAACAGGTACTCTAACCATTAGAGTTACAAGCCCATTTTTATAATTTTTTTAATAATTTCCTTGGTGTCAAGAATTTAGTATCAAAAATCCATTCATTGTTTACTAATCTTAAATGTCTTTTCATATGACATTTGCCACAAACTATTTCTATATTATTTTTATTGCTATTATTGTTGTTACCATCTTTGTGATGAGTTATTAACAAATATTTTTTATTTTCTTTACAATCTAAACATCTTGGATTTTTAGCATTGTTAATAAGGTTTCTACAAGATCTTCTCTTTTTAGAAGTTCCATAATGATTTGGTCTAATCTGTGGGCAATTTCCATTGAGACTTTGTGCTTTTTCTTTACATTTTCTTGAACAAAAGAAAAAACCATGTTTTGCATTTCTTAAATGAGATATTTGTCGCTCAAAAGCCTTACCACAAGTATGGCATTTTAACTTAGTTCTTTTTCGACTATCTTTATAAAAACATTCAGGAGAGCAATATTTTCGTAATCTTTTTTCATAAACTCGTCTCAAAAATAATTTATTACAAAATTCACATTTAGATTTTTCAGCTTTTCGTCTTCTTCCATTTTTATCAATAAGGTATTCCATAATATTGTAAGTATATCACAGATAGAATCTCATTACAAGTTAATCTTGCCTATCTTGGAACATTACAGCCCTTATTTATTTGTGCCGAAGCCTGGAATCGAACCAGAATTTTTGGTTCTTCAAACCAACGCCATGACCACATAGGCTACTTCGGCTTTTGTTAATCCCACGAATTTATTTTAAAGTATTGCAACCCTTTTTTGTTAAATTATGACACTTATCACAAAGTGTTTTGCCATTATCTATATCCCATAAAGCATTACAATTTGAGGCATCTTCCAATGTTTCAATGTGATTTTCTATTAATAATTGACTGAAGCCCTTATGGTTATGATGAGCTTCAAGGCGAATAGTTTTCCCATTTCCACTTTTAGCATTACACTCTTGACAAGTATAATTATCTCTTTCAAAAACTGCTCTACGCCATTGTTTCCATTGTGATGAATTATAGATTTGATTTCTTAAATCAGTTATTCCTCCCTTCCAATTCCAGTGCTTTAATCCTTGAGTTTTTAGATTTGGTCTACCTAAATTAAATAATCTTGTTTTTTCTTTTGATTTTTCTAGATGTTTTTTATTTTTAAAACCACCTCCAATAAGACTATGTCCTTTTTTAAATTCAGTAGCAATAGAAGTTCTTTTGCCTTTCTTAGCTTTACTTATATTAATACCATGTTGTTTTGTTTTTATATATATTCCTCTTGGCATATATTTAATCCCACAGTGAAAAAAAATGTTTAATAAATAACTTTCCACCTTTTTGGAATTTGGAATTTAGTTTATCATATTTTTTCTTGTTGAATGTATAGTTTTTATTGATACATTTATCCTGCCCAATATCGTCTGCCGCTCTAAATCCATCTTCAATCTCTTTTAATATCTTTTTCCACTTCCAACATTGATTGCGTTTTCTTGTATTGTCAAATACATCACCTGGGCAACCACTTACATTTTTTCTTAGTTGTTTAATAATATCGGGCATCCATTCAATAAGATATCCTCCTACATCCCATGCATCACAATCTGCCCATCCACGTTTCCCCCGCTGGCAAAACCACTTGATTTCTCTTGGTCTGCCCACTATCCAGTCCCACCTTCGCCAAAACCAGTAGTATATTTCTTGATACCATGTTGTGCTGAAATCAATTTCATCCATCGGTGTGCCTTTAAATTTAGTTGTCTTGATTGTTTTTTTGCTCATAAATTTCTTTTAAATATTTTAATGGTTCTTTATTTAGAATAAGTTTTTTTAGAACAAATTCCCATTCTTGCTCAAAGAATATTTTTGCTAACTTAAAATTTTCTTTAGTCAAAATCCAAAATATTTGCTTATAGTTTTTCTTACAAAGGTTATATATGTGTTTTTGTGTCATATTGTATTTTATTATTGTGGCGGAGATCGGATTTGAACCGATGACCTAGTGGTTATGAGCCACTCGAGCTACCAGACTGCTCTACTCCGCTATGTAAAACATTAATTAATCCATTATCTAATTCCCAATGATGGTTAGGACATAGGGCAATTAGATTAGAAATGGCATTAATGTTTTTAATTAAAGTATTATTTGGAAAATCCGATACATTTTTTAAATGACAAATTTCTATGTGTTTATTATATTTACAAATAGCACATTCAAGTGGTTTTTTGCTTTTAATATAGACCTTATAAGCATCTCTACGAATATTACTTCTAGCGGATTGATAATTTTTTGCATTTTTAAAAAGATTACCCTTGGTTCTTTTTGTTATTGGATTACCTCTAGACCTAATAATTGGAAGACAAATTTCACAATACTTTCTATGACTATAACCACCTTTTTCTAATTTTCTATAATATATAATTTTTCCACAATTTTTACATTTGCCAGTGGTATTGGATGTTCTATATCTCTTTGGATATTTTTTATTATTATAAGAAGTGGCACAAGAATGGTTACAGAACTGTTTTCTACGAACTTCTGCCACTCTATCATTATCTCTAATGGGAATTACTTTTTTACAATTTAAACAAATTATAGGATTTTTGTAATAATTTTTAATTAATTGAGAATATTGTATTTTTTCTATAGTCATCTAGTTGCCATTACTATACTCCGCTATTTGTTTAATAATTTTTTAATTTTATTTACATCAAATCCTACAATGAATTTGCCATTTATTTCTATCACAGGGATAGACATTTGTTTTGTTTTTTTTATCATTCTTTCTCTTGCTTTGTCATCTGTTGTTATGTCTAAATCTTTGTATTCTAACTTTTCTCCATCTAAAAATAATTTTAGTGTTGTGCAATATGGGCAAGTTATAGTTGAATATACTTTTATATCTGGTTTTTTCATATTTTTTATTGTATCATTTAAATTTTCTAATTGTTTCAAAATGTATCAATTAGTACTTTGAAATGATACAATTAGCAGGACTGGCAGGATTCGAACCTGCAACACGCTGTTTTGGAGGCAGTTGCTCTACCGTTGGAGCTACAGTCCCTTATTAATTTGTTTTAATCTTTTCTGCCAACTTTTGATTTCTTTAGCTATATATTTTTTGTCTTTTTTCCAGTAATCTACTTTTTGTTCTGTCCATACGTCCCATTCAATAATTTCTTGTAATATTTTCTTTATTATTTTGTTCATAAAATATGTCCGCCGAGAAGGAATCGAACCTACATGGCCACAAGGACAATTGATTTACAGTCAATTCCCGAACCATACGGGACTATCGGCGGTTTTTTGCGGGAGCAACAGGATTTGAACCTGCGGTCCTTTGCTTGACAAGCAAATGCATTAAGCCAGACTATGCTATACTCCCATAATAGCACACAGGACAGGATTCGAACCCGTAATGCTGCATTAACAGTGCAGAGTGATACCAGTTTCACCACCCATGTTTATGTTGTGAATTATTTTTCAGACATTTCTGTCGGACAAACATAACTTCGTTCTCCACAATTTTTACATCTCCAGTATGTTATTTCTTCCCACTCTTCATGTTTACATTCCGATGAACTAATTCCTGTTTTAAATTCTCTTATTTCTAAATCCAAATCAGTTCGTGAAAGTGTTCTTGCTTTTTCTATCCATTCCTGATGGTTTTCTTTATTTACTATCGGAAGTATCTGTCGTAATGTTGTCCAGTATATTCCAGAAATGTCTTCTTGTTTTATATTTAGATTCTCACAGAAAGTTGAGTAGATTTGTATTAGGTAATATGCTTTTCGTCTATCAAATTGTAGTTCTGGCGACCCTAAATAAGATTCAAAGGTGTCATATCCTCCATCACCCAAAAAGTGAAAAAGTTCTTTTTCCTTTATTTCTTTAAGTCTTTGCCCCATGACAATAAATGCTCCACCTACTACATTTTTAAGTTGAATAATTTCTTGATGTATTGTAAATGCTTTACTGGCATTTTTTTGTTGTAATGATATTTTTGTGTTCATTTGCTGATTATATCATCGTGTTTTTTTGTGTCAAGTATTTCTGATTTCTTTAAGGCGATGTATTATTGCAAAACATATTTTATCAATTACTAATAAATGAGCATCTATATTTTTTGCTTCGTTTTTTAATAATATAATTTCTTGAAGTGTTTCTTTTTGTATACTAGCAAGTTGTCTTTTAAAATTATCAACAGTAATCTTTTTATTTTCCTTGATAATATTTTCATAAATATCTTTTTCCATACTACACATTTCTGTTTTAACCCAATCTGCTTGTGCTTCATATTTTGCTTTTAATTCTGACAATCTACGAGTTAGACCAGAAAGTACTGCTTCTCTATGAATAAGTGAATTAGCATCCCATGATAAAAACCCATTTGGTGTACTTTCTGGTCCATGCAATAATTCATTAATTGTTGTGACAACTAATTTAAGAATATCTCCATTCTGTTTAGGTTGTTTTTCAATAAACTTTTTTCTAGCACTTTGAAATTCAATTAATGATTGTTGTGTCATTTTTTGTTTTTGGACATGAACTTTAATAATTCATTTCCTATAATTTTAAACTCGCATCGATTTTTTGTTCCGATATCTTTTCCCTGTATTTTTCCAAGTTCTATGAATTGTTTAAGATGTTTTGGATGTTTTATTGGAAACAATCCATTTTTTCCCATTCTTGCAACATCTGGTAGTGTATACCATTGTTCTGGATCTATTTTTTTATGTTCTTGTATCTTTGGTCTTGACATAATTCTTAATTTGGTTCACCAAATTTACCTACGTTTTGATTTGCATTTTGACCTGCATTAACTTCTTGCCCCCCCTTGGGTTGATAAATTTCCCAACTTTTCCAAAACAATCCACCTTCTTTATATTCACCAGCTGTGCTTTCTGCTCCACACTTTGTACATTTTCTTTTGATGTAAGTAAACATTCCTTCGTCTGTTTTAGCTTTATTGCTACCCCATACGATATCTGTTCCTTTACACTTTCCACAAACATCTGGTTGTGTGAAGAATAATGCTTTAGCGATTGCTTCTTTTTCATCTTTGCCTTCGCATTCTATTTCCATAGATGCGTTTCCGCCCATATCTCTATTAATTTTGATTTGCATATTTTTTTTATTTGATTAGTTTTTCTTGTTTCGATTTCGACCTTTTTTTATTTGTTTCTTTTTCCTTTTTTATTCTTTCTTTTTCTTTCTTTATTTTTTCTTTTTCCTTTTTTATTCTTTCTTTTTCTTTCTTTATTTTTTCTATTTTTTGTAATTTTATTTGTTGAATTCTAAATTCTGATGATATTTCCAATGGAAAGTCTTTTTGCATAGGCTTACTATTTGGATTTTCTTCTTTCCA